CACCAACTTGCGGAGTTTTCAATTCAACTTCATACTCCACAAATAACCGGCCGATAGTGCTAGTATCTGCACAATCGGTCGTTGCGATAAAGAAATTACCAGAATCATACAATTTGACATCTTGATTAGATGACAAATTGCCTATCCTAGTAAACTTATTTGGTACTTTGTTTAAAGCCAACATATCCGCTTTATAGTACAGGGGACGAGTAATAACTCCAGTTTTACAACCCCAATAACTTTGTAGTTCGGTTTCATTAAACGGAGCTGAATCTGAAGCATCATAATCAATTCCCATTATGACATCTCCAGCAAAAGTACCTGTTTTCGAGTTAATAAAAATATAGTTAAGTTTTCGAAAACGATAAGATTCATATTGATTAGCTATGGAATACAACCACGCAAACTGCGCTGGTAAACCAGGATTAATAGCTTCAGTAACAACACTGAAATTTACACTTCCCGGTATTTTTGCTATAAATTCTTTATGCTTTATTAATGTATTTCCATTAGCCAACAATCGTTGTATTGGTTTTTGATTAGTCACAGTTACGGACATACCCACATTTGCAGATCGCATTCGGGTTATTCCTTTACCACTCTTTGGTTTACGTGAACGACGTTGTTTTCTCTTGGGCATCTTTGGCCCTCCTTTTACAGGTTTAGCGCTCATTAAGCTTATTTTGTTTGGCTGTTCCAACTTTACACTCGCTCCAAACATTTGTGTCGGTAGATAATAACTAAACCGATCGCCTGTAAACAAATAATTTAATCGTTCATCCGTTTGTATTTGACATTTTGCAAGAATCCAACGTGGACTATCTTTTAACACGTCATCATACTTGTCTAATAACCAAGCTATAATTTCGCGACAAAATTTACGAAATGGTAAATCTGTCCAACCAACACTTAACATCGCTGCTGTTCGCTCCAATGTAGTTTCAGGAGTTAAATGCTCCTTCGGGGCATACATTAGAGAATTCATCAATTTATAACGTTCATATAACGGAACAGCAACACCATTCATAAAAATGGTTTTTGCGGAAAGGAAATCCAAGTCAGCCGCTCTTCGCGGTTCTAATGAATCTGTAGTTGTAGTAACTCCAATTCCCTTCCAGCATTCAATAACTGAAACAGCATTATAAAACACATGCGCATCATCTGAAACTGTCCATGTGTTGTCATCTCCAACGAGAACTTTTGAAGTATGTGATTCAAACATACCATATGTACAAAAATCTGGTGGCGCGGTTAAAATCCACGCATAAGCTAAAAGCGTATACAATATTAAAGTGTTGTCTGTGATTGTATTAACAGATCCAGAGGGGTTACCCCCCTTTTTCATAACAATTACTCCATCCGGACCAA